AGAGATAGCTTTGCCTATAGTGCCAGAAGCGGTGACATCAAACATAGAGCTAATTAAATTTCTAATTTTTGCCTTGTCTTCTTCGGTGGCGAGGCCATTGGATGTGGAGACCAACTGGTCTATGGCGAGCTTTTCAGCGGCCGCTTTATCACCCATAGCTCGCTCGATGATGTCGGACATATTGCCTTCGACAGCCTTCATCGCTGTGTCTCGCGATGTGACCTCGAACTGAGCTATTTGACTGTCGCCTATCGTAAGCAGTTCCTTACGCATCCATTCTGGCGCTTTCTGAGAGGCGGCTTGGATTGCATCTTTACTCGTTAGTTTGTTAAAGCCAACGCTTGTGATGTATGACGAGATAGCGTCACTTCTGCCTTTATTGTGAACGGTCTTCCAGCCCCCGTTAGCGCCCATGCTATTCCACAGGTTGCCTTGACCTGCTTGCTCAAACGCATTTTGCATGTCCGTCTCAAGGTTAGGGTCGTTTTCTTCTCTATTCACAAACCGCTTAACAACAGTACCAAACACCCTGTCTTGGTCTTCAACAGTCTTCAAGGCGTTCTGTGCTTCGGTCTGCTGAGTGTCTGCCTTGAGTTCGCTTAGACGAGAAGATGTTTCCAAAAGCTCTGAAGATGTGGGCAGGCCAGCGGTGAAGTAGTTGTCACCACGGCCAAAGCTATTACGCATCCGCGTTAGCTCTTCTCCCGTCGCCTCTTCGCCCATCTCTTTTTTGAAACGCACATAGTCACGGAAATCTTCTGCGTTTTCCCTACGACGACGGCGCAGGTTGTCAATCTCGGTGTTGTAACCTTTGAAGAAAGCACTGCCTAATCTCATTTAATGCCTCACTTCGTATATGTCTGAGTGTCGGGGTCCCACTTGAGACCTGCCGCCGCAAGTGCTTGGTCTTTCTTCAAGTCACGAGAGGTGTCTAGGTAACTGTTGGTTGCGCCAAAGCTATAGCCAATGTTGGGAGCCACCTTTTCCTTAAACCTTCCGAGAGCGTTGCCCATATATTCTTGACTATCCATAGCAAGCTGGCTGGCATCAGCGGCAGTATTGGCTTGGTTGCCATAGGCTGTGTTTAGGTAGCTCATGTCTGTGCCTGTGATAAGCCCCTTCTCATAGTTCGCCGCGCTTCCGTAGACGTTAGCTAGTTCATCGAACACGCCCTGACGCTGGGAATTGAGAGAGGTGGCATAGTCTTGGCTACGTCTGATTGCCGCATCAAACGCAGATTGGTCTAGCTTCGGTAGCTCTGACGCCGCCTTGCGCGCCAGTTCTGCCTGCCTATCGTCCATCTGCGTAGACGCATCCATGCCTCGCGCAATCTGGTCAGCAAAGCCTTTAGACGCGATATTGTTGATGGTCTTCTGGTAGTCGTTCATTATCTGGTCACGGAACGTAGCATAGTTATTAGCAACGTCCGTGGCGCTAACCTGAACTCGCGGACCCAGTTTTGCGGCCGCACCTTTTAACTGCTTATCAAGTTCTGCCGCACGGTCTAGGATACGCTGACGCAACTGCGCTTGCTCTGCGGCGTTGTCTGCCGCGAGCTTCATCTGTGCATTACCCAGTTGTTGCTGTAGACGTAGTTGGTCTTCAGCTACCTGCTGGTCTTTCCTGTTCTGGAAGTAGCTGTCTCCAATGTCGTAGAGACCACCTAAGAAATCAAAAGTGGCCTTGGTCTTTTTATCATCGAAGAAACTTCCGAGTGCTGTAGCTGTCGCGTCACCATATGCCATGCTGACCCCCTATTAAAAGCCAGTACCGAAGAACCTTCTGCCAAAGCCTCCACGCGGCCTTAACAGACCTCTTGAAATAGCGCCTCTGGCTACGGCCTGACCTCCGGGTCTAAATCCAAACCCACCCAAGAAAGGAACTTGATATTGGGCGTCTATAATGTTTGCCTTGCCGGGGCTGGGTGTCATGTAGTTCGGGTCTTTCTGAAGGTCTGATGGAGCTTGCTCCGCAGGTATAGCTGTGTTTACAGCATTACTGCCTGTGGCTTCAGTCATCATTACCTGACCCTCTCCACCTGACAGAACTCTGTTGCCAAATGTTTGCTTGCCAACGCCGGGGTCTCCGCCAGCAATATCAGGTACGCCCTGTTGCATCTCAACCGATGCGTCTAGGCCGGGAACTTCGGCGGTCTCGGCGTACTCGCCTTGCAAAAACGCACGTCTATTCTTGTTGAATACGTCCTGTCCTCGGAAAACCCTACTAGGGTCAGAGCCAATTACAGCTTCAAGAACTTCGGCCGCGCCACCCTCACTCTCAGCACCGGGAACAAATGATGTCGTAGACTTGTCAGCACCTACTCGCGCACCTGCACCTGTAGCACCCATATATGATGAGCCGCTGGTATCAGCCGCACCCATGACGCTAGGTTTAGCTTGCGTGGCCTCGGCTGACCCACTTTCAACATACTGAACTGGCTTACTTGGCGCTTTTGGCTTTGTTACCTGTGGTGGTGTTACTGGCTTCGGTGCAACTACAACAGAGCCGCCGCCTCCGCCGCCTCCGCCGCCTCCGCCGCCTGAACTGCGTGGTGCGCTACCGCCTCCTGATGAACCGCCCATTTTCTTCTCCTTAAACTACTATACCTGTTAGTTTGTCGCCAAAACCCCTCCGACGACCTCTTAGGTAGTTGGTTAATGGGTCTACTACATTATATGTAGCAGTTCCGTAGTTGCGTTGTCGTCCCCGTGACAGGTATTGAACACCGGGAACTTGCGACGCAAACAAAGGATTAACGTCAGATGTGTATGGTTGGCCTCCATACAGGTCTGTTATCTGCTGTGTGTTAGGATTGGCCGCTTGTGCTTGTTGCAACAAATAGGCTTCTGCATCGAACTCTGTGTCTGTTTCTGTGCCTACGGTCTCGTTCTGACCAGCGCCAAAGTCGCTTGCATCGCTAGTCTGGATGTTTGTGTTGGTTATATTAACACCCTGACTTGGAGCCGCCGAACCTACGCCGTCGCCTTGCCCCATAGCCGCGCCAAAATCTGTAATTTGTGCGCTGTCTCCATCGTTGCCGTCTACACGAGCGCCAATGCCAGAGGCCTCGGTGTCCTCGTTAAGAGCCGCCAAAGCCTCCTCGTTCTTACTAAGAGTAGCTGGGTTGGAGCCAAGTGGGATTGAGTTCATGCCAGTCAGGTCTCCCAAGGCAGAAGTAGCATACTTCGTACCCTGCTCACCCAATAGACCTGCACCCATGCCTGCGGCTATAGCTTGGTTCACGTTGCCTGTGGCGTTATACATGTTTTGCCCGACATACTCACCAGCCGCCGCGCCCACCTTTGAGCCTAGCAGGTCTCCCATCAAACCGAATGGCTTGAATGTTGCCTGACTTCTATCCATTACGGTGTTGTATGCTTCGCCGTATGGAGTGTAGTTCAAGCCTTCCAAGCCTATCTTGCTGGCTAATAGCGTGTTCCCTAAGAAATCACCAGCCCTCTGGCCAAGAGTTTGGTAGCCAATGTTGCCATAATTATCCACGACATAGTTTGTGCCAAACATGCCAGCGCCTTTATTGTAGGCGTCTATGGCTTGGTTATATCTCTCTTCTTGGCCTTGAGGTACTTTGCTTCCCAAATAGTTGCCCAGTGGATTGTCGAAACGTGCGTTAGCAACTTGATACCCAGAGCCTAGCTGTCCGTAGACCTGCTCTATGCTTTGCTGACTAGGGTTAGTGCCGAGATAGTTTACAGTTGTATCGGGTATGATTTCACCGCGAGCCACAGCTTCATTGTAGCTGTCCATGAAGGCACGCTCTTGGCTTTCGTACTCATTCATGTAGTCATAGAGGTTGCTACCTTGGTTAAGGGCGTCATTCCATGCGCCGCTAGTCCAGTTGCCGCCCTGCACGTTTTTGTTAGAAAGACCTACAGTATCTTCTGCATACTGCTGTGCGAACTCCTCTCTTGATAACCCAGCCTCGTTCCAGCCTTGAGTTCCTAGGTTATCTACATAGTTTGAGCGTGCTTCCACTGCACTGTCGTATGTAGCTTTATCAACCTTTTGTCCGTCTACACTGTAATCCCAAGAGTTAGTGTTGTAGTTGTAACTTTGGACAGGTGTTGGCGGAGCTTCAGTGTCGGGGGTATTGTACCCTTGGTCTACGCTGTAATTGTCGTATCCAAAATTGTAATCATTGAAACCTGCGTCGCTTGTTTCTCCGGGGTCTACTGTACCAAAATTACTGTTATTATTAGACGGAGGGTCGAAGCTAGGAAAGTCACCGAAGGCGTCGTAGTAGTTACCTTCGTTAGTGACGTTTACATCGTCGTATGTAGAGCCAGAAGACCAGTTCGACCAATCGCTACCACCGTTTAGGTCGTCGCCACCGTCGTCGGAACCCCAACCGCTGTTGCTAGAGCTTGACACACTGTCGTTCTTGCCCGTAGCGTCGTCGTTAAACGAGCCGCCATACATGCTACCGCCGCCGTCATAATCTGAACGGCCTTGACCTGTGCCACCACCTGATGATGAGGAGGTGTTGTCGTTGCTATCGCTACCGCCGTCGTCAGAACCGCCACCGCACATTTACAGCTCCTTAAAAAAAGTTGCGCCCACATGGACGTACCCTAGATTTTGGCAGAACTTATGCCACCTGTCGTCCGCACCCTCTGAGCTTTGGCTGAAGCAAAGATTATCGCAATCGTTGTACCTCCCCCAATGCTCAAACTTCTTCATCATACGCACAGCGGCAGTGCCTCCACGATGTAATGGGTGGATATAAAACAACTGTTGAGTGGCTTGTTTTGTGGAGCCGTAGAAGTGTGTGCATAGGTTTGCGAATAAAAAACCAGCCAGCATGTCGTCCTTGTGAAAACATAAGAGCAACTTGTCATCGTCTCTTGTGTACCGAGACGCCATGTTGTGCGCCTTCTCCCAGTCCCAAGGCCATTTGCTGTATATACTCTGCATATACATCTGGTGTCCGAGCTTGGTTATTTGTGGAATATCAGACGGCTGGCTCTCTCGTATCATATCTTTTTCCCGTACTGTGGGCCTATGTACTCGTAACCTGCCTTCTTCGCCAGCTTGTCGAACCTATCGTCTACATGGACGCTTGGTGAGAAGTTGAGTTGCATGGCATCATTTTCTTTTGCCCATTCCTCAAACTTTCGTAGGAACTTGAGGGCGCTCATGCCCGTCCTGTACTCTGGCCTAATAAACATCAGGTCTTGTATGGCAACAATACCCCTGCCAAACATCGTGTATTCTAGTCTTGCAGAAAAAAACCCCACCTGACTTCCTTCTATCTCGTCTACAAGATAGAGCCAGTTGGGGTCTTCCAGTGCGCGAGTAGCATGGTTTCGCATCATCGGAATGTCTATGGGTAAATTTGAGTAATAACCTGAATTGATAAACTCAATGCCGATTTCTATAGACTTCTCTATGTCGTCGGCGATGGCATGACGTATCATACTATAAAGACTTTGCCTCCAAAACCTTTGCGACGGTTACTTCTGTTCGCACGTTTAATGCCCTGAGAAAATGCGCTTCCGCTGTCATCGTCGTCCATGTATTCGTATTTCCCAGTGTCTCTGTTTTTAACCTTGCGCTTGTACTTGACGCCTCCTACTGATTTCAAAGCAGACGGGTTCATTGGCGCTGTAGGAAGAGTTTGGGGAAGTGTAGCGGATATGTTTGCCCTCTCGTTATCGTCAATGTCTATGTCTATGTCACTCATGTCAGCCATTGGTGGGAGGTTTAATCGAGATTGCCCTTGTATCGGAGGGAAGTTTGGCCTTTCTGGAGCGTCTGTTCCAAGCGCTAGACCTAGACCCCCACCTACGCCAGCCGCAGACAGACCCATCCCATCGAATGATTTAATAAGATTAAGAGCCGCGTCTCCACCTGAAGTGGACTTGATTGTGCCAGCGTCGAACATGCCGTCCATAAAGTCTTGTTTGTTGGAAAGGTTATCCAGCCCTTTGTTGAGTTTGGCTCCACCATAATAACCCAAGCCTGCACCTGCGCCTGCGGCAAGCGCGGCCTTCGTGTCAGACCCAGTTATTTTTGCCATGCCTGCTGTTGCCGCGCCTGTTAGGGCGGCTTGCGCCCAGTCGTTGTTCGCAACATAGTCAGCCGCTATCTTGCCGTAGTCTGCCAAGTCTTCCCACCAAGCAAACTGCTGTACGCCGTTATTGTAGCTACCTTGGTCACTCCCCACTACATACTGGTTTGGATTACCGCCAGCCGCCCCAATAGCCTGCATAGCCGCCATAGCTAACTGAGGAAACTTCTGCTGAACCTCAACTGGGATAACGATTTCACCACTCTCAGCGTAGACGAGACTGTCATCTCCTCCCTTCATCTGGTCATAGTGGTACTTAATCTCATCCCTATCAGGCACTCTTGTAGCCATGACGGTCTCCTTATACGTTGACTGTTGCGCCTGAGAGTGAGACATCCAAGGTGTTGCCAGACGAGTTGGATGTGACAATTATACCTAGGCGCTTACTGACGGTTGTGGCGTCTACCTCAATCACGGTTGGTAGGTTGTCGTTCTGGAGCGTGCTGGTCACATTGAATGTGTTGCCCACACCCTGACCATCTACTGCAATCTGGATTGTGCATGTGCCAGAGTTCAGTTTATACGCGATGCCGTCGATGCGGATGACCTGTTGCCACAAACGACCAAGATAGTATTCCTTGTTCGTTATTGTCGCCGCACCGTCCTCAAGTGGTGAGAACATCGAGAACGACGTAGTCGCAAAAGTTTCTGGTAACTGGCTAGGTGGCAGTAGACCAGCGCTATCCAGAGACGCCACACCGTTTGCCGCACCCATATAGGTCTTTGGCACGAGAGCCGAGAAGTCAATGTCACCATACTCCAATGCAGTACCAGTGCCATTCACACGAACATACTGGTTCGCGTTTGTTTGCACAAAAGTAGGCAAAGAGCTTTCAGGAGAAGTCTCAAGCCACTGTGTACCATCGTAGAACTTCAGGATGGCAGGCACTTGAGAGGTGTCTAGCCACAAGTCACCAGTGTAAGGAGTTGATGGTGAAGTGGGCGAGGATATAATGTTTGCTTTACCACTCAAGTTTGTGGCTAGGTCAGCAACTTTGGCCTGCGGTATCTGGCCGTTTTCAATGACCAGCTTGTTATACAGGATAAAGCCGTTTGCGTCTGTGTATTCGTCCTCGAACATGAGACCGCCAACAGTCTTCAGGGCGTTATTCTCCACAGTCATAATTGTAACTTTATCCCCCGGCTGTAGACCGCCAGCAGACAGGAACGTAATGGTGTTTGAGATTGGGTTGGCCAAGTAGTCAGCGCCGCCACCTTCTTCTTGGAGAATACCGTTTCTCCAAACCAAGATAACCTCATCGGCTGTATGCACAAATGGCACTGACGTAGAGGCCACTGTTATGTCTTGGTCGCTTCTACGGAAGTTCGTGACTGACTGTGAGCGAACAGAGTAGATTGTGATTTTATCACCAATAGCCACGCCTACTGAGTTTGCGATGGTTACTTCATCTGCCGCCGCTACTGCTAAATATTCGCTTGTGCCGCCAGATGTCTGCTCGGATAGAAGCACACCGTTCTTGTAGACAACAACTTCTTCTGTCGTTGCATCAAAGTTGTACGAGATTGTAGACGCTGTTGGAGTCAATGGAAGCAACGTACATGTCGCTGTCGCTTGTGTGCCGCCGGAGTTTTGCGGCGCAGAGATGGTGATGGTTGGAGGGTTGGTATAACCTGAACCCGGAGTAAGAACGGAAATACTTAAGATACCCTGAGTATTTGGGTCAATAAACGCCGTGGCTGTAGGGGCTGTGCCACTGCTGTCTTCTGGTGCGCTAAATGTAACGGTTGGTTGGGTGGCGTACAAAGTACCAGCGCCCGTGACAGTGATTGTGTCTACGCCTGTCGTTATCTCTTTATCTTGGCGATTGTAGAAGAATGGCCCTTCAATAACACCAGCGTTTGCACCTGATGGTCCACGCAAATCACCAATGTCTACAAGACTTTTCCAGCCCTCGGTGTCTGAAGAATATTGTCCAACACGATATTGCAGACCCTCAGTCGTATCGACACGCATCTGGATTGGCCCATCAAAAGCACCAGTCTCGTCGAACAACGTCCTGAAAAGCTCACCGATAGTCTTGTCGCCAAGCTCTGCCGCGTTGATGTAACGGATGACGTTCTCGAAATCCGTATGAATATTCCCAGAGTTCACATAATTCTGGGGGTGTTGTTGTCTTAGCCGTGCCATTGTTTAACTCCTTACCGTCACCGCGAAGCCTATGATTTTGAGTAGCCCCTTACCCTTGGTCGTAAACTTGAACTGTACACCCCTGTACCTATGCTCAAACTTACGCTCATATTGTCTTGATAACGGAACATCGGGGAACTTGTCGTCCGCACCTCCGTCTTCGATGAGAAACTGTAGGGCTGAGAGGTATCTTCCGCGCTCATCGAAAGCCTCCACTAACAGTTCCCCTTTTCCTGTTGCTTGCAGGATGAAGCTGTAACTTTCCTTGGTATCGTTAATAGCGCCTTGCCAAAGTATTGGTGTCTCGACCACCATCTCTGGGCTAAACTCTGTCTCTTCCTCAATCTGTTGTCTCTCCCAAACACCGCCGGGTGTGCCTAGCAAAACCTTGCCGCCGAGAACTGAACCACAGGTAGCATTGAGAAACTCACCCATAGACCACTTACTCTCGCCGCCTTGCATGGGGTTAATCGAGAGAGTGAGACGCTTTGTGATGTCCTCCGAGAAAGGAAAGAAGATGTGGTATTGCCCCTCGTCTTGGTCGTACATAGCGTTGATTTTTTCTTTATCAGCTACGTTACGAACCATCTCCCTGTAAATCAGGTCAATCTTGTTGGACATAGGAACGGTGTAAATGGTGATGCCGTTTGTCTCAGAACGGCGTAAAGAGTGTACTCCATCGCGAGAGCAGAACATCAGGTCAGCGCCAGCCTGACATATGGTGTTGTGGCTGATTGTGCCGACCTTGATGTTTGCTTTGTCGTCAATTTGCCAAAGCGTATAGTCAGGATGGATTTGGTACACTAGGGTTTGGTCGTTGGTAAAAACGGCTAGACGCGAACTCTCGAACACGCCTAGCCCCTTTATTTCGTCAGCAGTGCCAATGATGTTGGCCACGTCTATGTCTGCGGCCTTTGTCACCTGATTGGCTTGCTCGTCTTCGTCATCTGTAAAAACTTCTTCATCGTCAACGCGGCTAAAGTCGATAATCGTTCTCTTACCGGGCATACCTGCTATTGCTAGACGACGTTGTATTGATACCATGAAAGCAGGTCGTGGGTCAGAGTTGCTTTCAATCTGTTCCCACTTGAAGCCGTTATATTGGTACATCTCATAGTCACGAGACGCATATATAACCTTACTGTTGTAAACTGTAGATGTTACAACAGCGCTTCTTGGGTAGACCTCCGTGGCGATGTGACCACGCTCAGATACTAGCGATGTTCCGCCACCATCATTCTGCGCCCATACCGCCAAGTCTCTACCAAAAAAATTAACTCTTTTAATATACTTATTACCTTCAGTCCTCGGCTTTGCTCCGGGGTCGCGCACAAGCGTGCCTCGCCAATCAGCATAGCCGTCTTGGATATTTACGAGGTGTTGCTTTTGCCCAGTGTCAAGAGCGCCTTTATCACGAGAGGCGTCTATACCTTGGAAGTCCTCGTATGGGTAGACCTTAACGTCTACGCCTGATGGAGCATAAGTGGTGGACAAATGTTATCTCCGCATGTCGTAAGACTGAGTGCCAAGTGGGGTTTGTGCTTTATCCCAAGGCGATAGTTCAATTTTCCCAGAGCCGTATTTACGCTGGAACAGAATACGGTTCATCATCTTGAAGTACATCGGACCATAAGCCTCAATCTTGTTTGACTGTTGCTGAACCGAGTAATGGTAAAGCAAGCCAGCAACCATGATGTTGTCTGGTATTGGCCGTGTCTCAGACGGATGAGTGTAGTAATCAATCTCCGCGTTGTCCCAATAAGGGTGGCCGCGTAAGTCTTCTAAGATAAGGTTCGCAAATTCTACGAACATCATCATCACTTCGCCGTCTACTGTGCCGGGGTGCATGTCGCCATATCGCCGTAGCGTCTGGAAGACTAGGCTCTCCAACTCGGAGTATGGGTTGTTCAGGTGTGGGTTGTTCGCAGAGTATCTGTTTCTCTGCGCCCTCGCTCTGTCATACTCTAGGTATTCGCTGTCGGCGGTTTGTGCATGAGTGGCGTCTATCGTAGCCTTCAGGTCTACGGGACCAGCTTCAGTTGTGCCGTCTTCTAATGAGTGGGTAGGCTCGTCAGTGACGGGCAATTTACCTACGATTTCTGCCTCTGGATAGGTGCGCGGTGTGTAGGCCATATTAGTCCTCTCTAATTATACGTCCCTTCACTACAAACTCGTGCATAGCAAAGCGTTCTGCGAGGCTGGATGGAACTCGCCAGATTAAAAACTCATGCTCGCTGTCCCAACGAGGCGTGATTCTTGTGCCGCTTACAGTAATGTCGAAGGAGACGACCTCTTCTTTTGCAGAAACAAACAGAATGTAGTCGTTCTTTTTAGGAGACGACTTAATCTTTTTTTCCGCAGACTTAGCTTTGGCGGTTTTTGCCGCTTCGTCTCTCTCTTCAACCTTCTTCTTAATTGCCATTACGTTCTCCATAAAAATAGGGGCAGTGTTGATACTGCCCCTATTCTAAAGGTTTATGGGTAGGTTAGTCGTCCCTATTAGGAAACGGCTGTCCAGCCCTTGATGCGATGGTGTACTTTTGCCTGTGTCATCTCAAGACCACACTCGGACATGTACATATGCTTTACGCCGTCGAAATCAGGAGTATGGATATCACGGATAAGCTGAGTGTCGCGACCTTGCATGTAGCGGTACTTCAGTTCATTCATGTCTAGGATAATCATTTCCTTATCCATGTTCGGGATTTGACGGAACATTGGGTGCATGTAGACAAGCAAGTCACCAGCGTATGTGGTGTAGCGGCTCAGTGAGACGCCATATGCGTTGTCGATTTGAGTTGGTTGCCAACGGTTCTTGCCAATTTCCATCAAGTTAGAAATTACGCGAGCGCCGCAGAAGGCTACCTTTTCGTTAGCGCCGTATGCAAAAATATCTTCAATGAGAAGACGGTCAAATTCCTTCTCAGTGATGATGTTTGCTGTTGCGCCATATGTTGCGCCATCAGTTACAGCAGTGATTTGGTTAGTCAGACCACCAGTGTAACGAGTTGGCTGTGCAGTTGAGCCGTTTGCTTCGTGACGAACACCGAAGAACATAGCACGCTCGATGTCGGCCATGTGTAGCTTCAGAGCCTTAGTCAGTTGCTCTTGCTCTTTATCACCAGTACGCAGGTAGGTGTTCTGCAAAGTACCAGAGACCTGAACCGCAGTTTTGAAAATCTGCGTATAGTTAAAGTCTGTGGTTGGGTCGAAGCTAACAGCAGTCGGGCTGTTGCCACCTTCGTTGTCTGCAAAGCCACCAATAACGATGTTAGCACCGTCAGCGATTTGGTAAGTAGTGCCGCCGATATTACGCTCGACAGTAATCTGGTGAGAAGCGTTTGATGCTGAAGTAGCACGCATAACTTCGCCAGTATCGACGTTAATCAGAATGACACCGGGAACGACAAATGCTTCGTCGTCTACTGCATCGACAGTAATGGTGTTTGTTGAAGTAGAAGCAACAGCACCATCAGCAGTCAGTTTACGGTCTGGCAACTCATCACGGAAGTGGTTGTACTTCGGGTCATCTGTTGCCTCGGAACCTGCCATTGACAGGAGTGCCTGAAGCGGCGCAGTGCCGTTAGGCTCTAACAGGGTGAACAACTCCCTGTAGTTGGTGGGACGGAAGTCAGATGCGAACTGACCAGTCCCACGAAGTCCAGAAATTGCAGTCATAGTAATCTCCTATCTGCAAAAGGGTTTCGTGTTTTGGATGGGCAGTGTCTTTGGTAACTCCAGTACGCAGAGACGGCCTATTCCCAGTGCAACTATTTTCAGAGCCGTAGCGCCTACTTTAGGTGTTGCATTTATTATTTAATAAAAAAGTGAGGACGTTGTCGTCCCCACCCTACAATTTTCTTACGCTAGACCACGCTTCTGCATGGCTTTCATGGTTAAATCGTCCATGAATTGCTGGTTTTCATCAGCCGCCGGAGTTGCACCACCTGACGGTGCGGTTTGGACTGCCCCTGTGAAAGCCTGCCGTTTAGCGTTTAGCGCACGAAGCCTCTCCATTTCTGGAGCGCTTCTGTTATTGGCAAAATCATTCATTACATTCATCGTCAATTCCCTGTCGATGAAGTCCTCAATGGTATAGCCACGCCCGTATGCAAAGTTAAAGAAGTCGTCCTCTAACTCGTCTGGCAACTGGAACTGTTGCTGTGCCTCGTTCAGGTTGTTAGCGGCTTGTTGGCGGTAGACCTCGTCTCCGCTTTGCTGAACCTGCTGAACTTGATTTGCGGCGGCACTGTTGATTTGCTGTGCCTGCTGTATCAACCCGGCCATTTCCGCTTTCATGGCTTG